GGAGTACTTGAAGTATAGCCCAAATAAATCGATGATACACAATACGATATTGGCGCATTTTTACGATAAAATCGTTGATAGTCCTGTATTGAGTGATTTCGATAAGCGGTGTCCTAAGGGGAAAAGTATTCTGATCAAACAAGTATCAGGATATGGGCAAGACGTCAAACCCTTTCTACAGTCAAATTACGATATGATTGAAGATCATTTAGTAGCTAAGTACAGTAGATTTAGTGGAGACGTAGTCCACCCCAATGGAAAACTTCGAGTGTTAACGCTAGAGGAGGCGATTAACGGAATACCCCACATCGATCATGCTGATCGGATGAATATGGCTACGGCCGAGGGTATGTACTGGGATATTGGTCGCGATGTTGGCGACCATTCCAAGAAATGGCTCTTTTCCGAAGAGAAACTCGATGATAACACGGTTCGTTATGTGCCGACAGACATGTTACGTGCGCGCATTGCACATTTTATTGACATGTTGAAAGAAGGCAAACAACTGCCTATGTTGTTTCGAGAGAATCTCAAGGATGAGAGGAGAGAGTTGAAACACACGACGAATCTCAAAAACGACCCTGACTTTGTGCCCAAAACACGAAGTTTTACAATATGCCCCATAGAGTTCACTATTGTGGTGCGTATGTTCTGTCTTTCATTCGTACAAATGATGGAGAAGAACAGGGAAAGTCATGAGATTCAAGTGGGAATCGACCCTTGCAGCAGAGATTGGACACAACTAGCGGAGGTTCTCTTAGCTAAGTCGCCGTACTGTTTCGCAGGTGATTTTAGCAATTACGATAGGGGTAACCCTGCAGAGAACTTAGCGTGTGCTGGTCGAATAATCAATAGGATATACGATGATGGTCCAGTTATACAGCGAATAAGACATACGCTTATGACAATGGCTTACAATCATTTATCGGTCGTACACAATATTGTTGTGTTGATTGATAAAGGATTGCCATCAGGTTATCCGTTGACGTCCATAGTTAACTCAATCGACAATGATATATACAAATATCATGCCTGGTTGAACACGGTGCCAAGTGAATATCAATCATTAGATCAATGTGATAAACACACGGCGTCGAAATACTATGGGGACGATCATATACATGCGGTGACGCCAGAACTAGTCCCTTATTTTAATTTCCAAACAGTTGGAAAGTTCTTCACAGAACATTCAATTGGTTATACGGATGAAAATAAGAACGACTGGCGATCTGGTCAGCCTTACTCTCGCCTAGTAGATGTAACTTTCCTGAAACGCGGTTTTAAAAAGGATATAAGTGGTTATTGGATGGCTCCGCTGTCTAAGACGACTATAGCAGGCAGGATCTTAATGTCTGCACGTACACCTTACGTAGATGATGAAGCACTCTTAACCGAGTTAATTCAGAATTCACTACGGGACGCAATGTTTCACGGAAGAGATTTCTTCAAGCAAGTCCATGACATGGCTTGTAATCCCTTGAAAGAATTGGGGAAAAACGAGCTTATGCCAGTACTATCCTACTCATCTGAATATCAACGATGGGTGGGTATTTGTAATGGGGATATACTCAATTATACGACGTATATCTCTGGTCAAAACTTTGGTTTGTAACTGAAGTTGTTACCCCGAGACTTAATTCGGCCTTGGATTGACTGACAATGTGCGCTATTTACATGTGTTGAACACGTGTAGATGACACTACTTCTTAATTGATGTAGAGCA